TATATTATATATATAGTAGTATTCATTAATAGTTATATAGTATGTAATACTATTAATGGTTTAAGGTGTTTGTTTTAGGGGTTTGATTTTCTGAGTCAGGAGGTTAGGAGATGACCAGAATTGATGGCTATGTTTCAAAGAAGACGATACGACTATGGCTGGAGAATTACGAATCGTTGGCTGTAGGTGATCGGTTCCCTGATGCCCCGCCTAGCTTTACTGGACCTGGTGCACAGGACGGGAAAGGTGATGGGCGGTTGAATAAGATTGTGCTGGATCAGGCGATTAAACAATTACCGAAGAACATGAAATATATAGTGCTTGCGCGGTACGTGGTTAAGGTTCCACGGAAACGAATACTGCATACGCTGAGTATTAATGCCAATGAGTATTATAAGTACTGTGATAAAGCTGTAGATACGCTCTATCTGATAATCAATGGTGACATGGTTGGTATGAACCAGCTAATAAAAAAAGTTGAGCAAGGCTTGACAAAGTAGGGTTTTTCTAGGTACAATTTATGCTAGGATAGGTATTTTGTGTACATATCCTCCATATTTTCATTATGTCAAAAGCCAGGAACCTAGCACATGGGTACCTGGCTTTTTCTATGCCCGTTGGATTGGACTGACTGTGGCGTATATAGTAGGTAGAAACTAAGGTGACTACTGTAGTAGTTATCTAACTATCGGCAACACGAAAGGTGAAACCGATGGGTGTTTTTATCAGCCGAGCTCGCTGAGAGAGAAGGGTCTTTGAAACTCAGGGGGTCATAATCATTCATATCGGTTTCATAACTTAAAGGTTTTGACAACGTTTTGGTGGTGTGATAATATCAAGGTATCAAACGGTGTCATAACTTAGATTCATTAGTTAGCGCCGAAATGGAGCTGATACGAATGAAATACGGATACGCAAGGGTAAGTACAGTTCACCAGGACTTAGAAGCACAGATTCAAACGCTAGAGAAGGAAAGTTGCGATACAATTTATTCAGAGAAGTTCACCGGTACTAAAGCTGATCGGCCTAAGTTTAAGGAATTGCTATCGAAGCTGGAGTCAGGTGATACGTTGGTAGTTACTAAGCTGGATCGCTTCGCACGTTCAACTGTCGATGCGATACATACTGTACGAGAACTATTTGAGAAAGGTGTAAAGGTTCACGTGCTAAACATGGGGCTGATAGAGGATACACCGACAGGACGTTTAGTATTCAATGTCATGAGTGCGTTCGCTGAATTTGAACGTGACATGATTGTTGAACGAACGCAAGAAGGTAAAGCTATCGCTAAACAACGTGCAGACTTCAGAGAAGGTAGACCGAGGAAGTATAACAAGAAACAAATTGAACACGCATTAGGCTTACTAGATAAGCATTCATATACGCAAGTAGAAGAAATGACTGGAATCAGTAAAAGTACACTAATACGAGCAAAAAAGAAAAAAGAGTCGGAAAAATAATTTCGGCTTTTTCTTTTTGTTCGAGAAAATATTCAGTCCCCCGGGGGAGGTCAAATCTGGTGAGGGGCTGGCAGGCGCTCGTAACGTTCCGCCAGAATTTTTAAACTCGGGGGGTTATACAAAATATACGAATTTCAAGGCAGTCGATACTAAATCGGTTGCCTTTTTCTATTTCACGAAGAAAGGGGAGCGAAATGATGGCGAAGTTAGACGAGTTAAAACAGAAACTCACGGCTAAACAAATTCAAGCGGCGTACTTGCTTGTAGAAAACGAGTTGATGGAATCGAATAACGAGGAAAAAAGAACCCAAGACGAAATGGCGAACGAGCTTGGTATAAATCGGACAACGCTTTGGGAGTGGCGAACTAAGAACCAGGACTTCATCGCATTCAAGAGTGAAGTGGCCGATAGTTTTCTAGCAGAGAAGCGCGAGCAAGTGTACAGCAAGTTAATGCAGTTAATTTTAGGGCCGCAACCGAGTGTAAAAGCTATGCAATTGTATATGCAGCGATTCGGTTTACTGACTGATAAGAAAGTAATCGAGGGTGATCTAGGAAATGCGACCCGTACAAATGCGGAAATTGAAGAGCAGCTTCAGAAATTAAAAAAATTGACAGGCGAGTAAAAGGAGGGCGGGCTACATGGCATATATAGACGGTAAATGGTTAGCCCGTCAGGAACGTCAGGAACGTATCAATCTTGTAGCAGAAAGAGCGAAGAAATTACAAGAGTTGTACGAAACTGGTGAGGCTACAGAATATTACATGGATACACTACTTGCTGACATCGATGAGTTAGAAAAGTTAAAAAGGGTACACCGTGGAGAACATGACATGCTGTACTTCATGTATGAGTATTTCTCTGAAGAAGGGAATCCAGGGAATCCAGATAACTTAATCCCTGCCGGAGTAACGATGGATGATGCTGCAGAGTTTCACCAAACGTTATGTGAGCTATTAGATGACATCACAACAGGTAGGGAGAAAAAGAAAAAAGTAGCATGGAGTGTAGGACGTGGTCATGCAAAAACCGCTTATCTGAGTAACGGTTATTTGTGTCATCAAGTCGTGTATCGATTAAAGCAGTACATTGTTTTGATTTCTGAAACTTCCGATGTAGCCGGTGACTTTATATCTTGGGCACGTGATCAGTTAAAGTATAACGAAAAATTGCGTCAAGATTTCGGTATCTTACTTCACGAACAAAAAAGTCGAAATGAAGTAGATAACGATAAAGAGTTCGTGACTTTAACAAACACGAAAGTCGAAGCGAAAGGTATAGGGACACAGGTACGTGGGTTACGTCACGGTTCCAAAAGGGTTCAGCTCTATATTTTGGATGATTTGGAGAGTAAAGAAAATACCGCGACAGTTGATTTAATCGCGAAAAATAAGCGTTGGTTCAAGGAAGAATTGCTTCCAGGTTTAAGTCGACAAGAAGGTGCCTGTATTTATATGGGTACTATCGTTTGTTACGACAGCTTATTGCACCATGTTATTAAAAACCGTCGTGACTTTGTATCAAGATCATTCCCGGCAATTTTGAAATGGTCAGAGCGCGAAGACTTATGGCAAGAATGGCGTGAGATTCGTCAAGTGGATGAAGAGGGCGCTTCTGATAAAGCTCGTGAATTTTACGAACAAAACAAAGAAGAAATGCTCCGTGGTACAAAAACGTTATGGCCATCACATTTCCCTTACATTGATTTGATGGAAATCAGGGAAGATGACGGAACCAAAGCGTTTAACCAGGAGTATCTATGTAACCCGACTGATGAGGAAAGACAGATATTTAAACCTAAATATTTCACGTACTGTACTGAAGATGATTTAAAAGATAAAAAACTTTTGTATTACGGTGCGGTTGATTTCGCGATGGGTAAAGAAAAAGGTGACTATAGTGTAGTAGTTACACTTGCGAAAAACGTTGAAACAGGCACTTGTTACGTTATCGATATTTTTATGGAGCGTGTGCATCCAAATACGTTGTTAGAAAAGGCTGTAGAATACACGCTGGAATATCAATACGAAGCACTTGCGGTAGAGGCACAACAAGCCCAGGAATGGTTTGCGGATAAGGTTGGAGAGGCATTGCAGAAAAAAGGATATCCTTCATCGACTCGTTTAAAACAAATTAAGCAGCGTACACGAAAAGCACTACGTATTGAGTCGTTATTACCAGATATACAGAGCGGTAAATTACGTTTTATGAAACATTTACGTGCTTTATTGGAGCAATTTGAAATGTATCCGATGCACCCACACGATGACGGTCCGGATGCGGTTCAAATGGCTTTTTCTATCGCATATAAACGTGCAAGACGTAAAGCAGGCACTACAGGGAATTCAAGATATTGAGAAAGGAGGGGTTTGAATGAGAGTACAAGGTGATCGTAATTTTATGAATCCAGTGGAAATTGTAATGCCAGTTCGTACCGCACTCGGCGATTCTGAGTGGACACGCATTATGTCTGAGGTTCGCTTGTATGAGCGTTATGAAGGAGACTTAAACGTATGGTCTGATTATAAAAAACCAGACAATCTCGACTACGAACCTACGAAAATACAACTTGATTATCCTCAAAAAATCGTAAACATGATTGCAGCGTGGCAATTTGAAAAAGAACCGAAAGTCACAGTTCCTCCTGATGTGATAGACGATCCAGCTCTTATGATTCAATCAGGATATGAACCTAGTGAGGAGCAACAAGCAGAAAACAGTAGAGCGAAAGCAAAGGAACGGTTATTAACATGGGTTTGGGATGACAACCGAATGCATGAGAAGTTATTAGCAGCAGCAAAAGACAGGGCTATTTCAAAAACTGGTGTGTATGCTCGGATTCATTACGATAAACGTCGCGGTGAATTTAAGATTATTTGGCATCCATCAACAGAAGTTATTGCAAAGTATAGCGACTGGGATATAGACCAACTGGAAGAGATTCATTTTATTGCATGGCTTGATGAAGAACAAACGAAAATGTGGAAATTATCGTATTACTTAGTTTGGCATGAAGAAGCGGGTGAGTACGACTGTGAAATTGAAGAGGCTGTATACAATGGTGACTTAGAAAAACAAGAGGATAGGGTTGAGCGCTCATCAATGGGCATCGATTTTATTCCTGTTGTACCAGTGCCGACTGAAAAGCTCAGTAAGCGAACTACAGGTTATAGTGAGCTTGAAAAAACGATTAAGCTTTCTGACGAAATCGACAAAAAGATGTCTGATTACTCGGATGCGCTACGTTTTGAAATGTTCGCCATTACGTTACTAACGAATGTAGACGAGGATCCAAAGAATCCACTTCAAGTAGCACCAGGTGCGAAATGGGATTTAGGTGATGGTGCGGAAGAGACCGGTGAACCAAGTGCTAAGAAATTGGAAAGTGGATTTAGATTTAAAGAAACTATTGAAGCGTATCTGGACCGATTGCAGAAACGCTTACACGAAAAAGCAGAGGTACCGATGGTGAACACTGCTGATATGAATACGGGCGGTATAAATGACATGGCGGTACAGCTTTTATTCAGTAATATCATTTCAAAAACACAACGCTCATGGGTGATATGGCAGTCCCGTCTACAAACCTTAAATGAGTATATTTTACGTTATATGAAAGCTAGGGAGGATGACTCCAAATTCAAATACGATAAAGAAATGTTAGCAAAAGTAGATAACTATTATGCTAGTAAGATTATTTTCGGTTTACCGTTACCGCAAGATCAAAAAGCACTTATCGAACAGTTAGGCGATGAAATTTCAAACGAAATCGAATCAATTAAAGGTGCTATTACGAGAAGTGGTAAAGAAAATGCGGAACAAAAGTTCATGGAGATTATGCAAGAGCGGATGTTGAAAAGACAGTCTCAGGATCCGTATAACGAAAAGTAATACTTGCCTTACGAAATGGCGCTATAAACTTTCGGAAATTATAGCCGACAGGCTCAAAATGGAGGATTTGCAAATGGAATACGCAAAACAAGCTATAACATTAAAGTATTTTGTAGAACAAGTACAAAAAACACCTAAGTTCCCACTTCGATTAGACCTTCAATTTTTCTCTGATGGTGGAGATTCTGGAGATGATCCAGACAAAAAAACTGGAGATACTGACGACCCGTCAAAAACTTTTACGCAAGAAGAACTAGACGAAATTGTTAAGAAGCGCTTAGAACGTGAACGTAGTAAATCCGCTGAGAAATACGGTGACTACGATAATGTAAAAGCGAAATTAGCAGAATTTGAAAAAGCTGAAGAAGAGCGTAAAAAGCAAGAAATGACAGAAATTGAACGTTTGCAGGCTGAAAAAGAAGAAGCTGACAAAAAGGCACTAGAAGCTTCCGAAGCAGCGCAAAAAGCACAAGAAAAAGCAAATACACGTATTCTAAATACGGAAATTAAGAGTATTGCACGTGCTTTAGATGCAAATGATCCAGGTGACGTATTGGCGCTTTTAGATAAGTCGACTATTCAACTTGATGAGAATGGTAATTATCAAGGAGTTGAAGAGGCTGTTAATGCGCTAAAGGAAAGTAAACCTTGGATGTTCAAGAAAGTTGTGGGGGCAGATGCAGCTGGTGGCGCGAATCCAGGAACAAATCCGAGAGCGAATGAAATTCTTGCTTTAGAAAAAGAGCTGGAAGAAGCAAAAACAAAAGCGTTAAAAGATTCAAAATTTGCGGGCGAAGTAACACGTATTTATAACAAGTTGTTAGAAGCAAAATCGAAGAAATAACGGATCGTTGATTAAAAGTCAGCGGTTTTTTAATTTTAAAAATTTGAGGGGGCTACAAATATGCCAGTACTAACTACGTACGAATTTCAACAACAAGTAAGACAAATGCAAGCGAATGTGGATTTAATTCTCACGAAAGCACCTGTTCTTTTCGGGTTAATTGGTGTAGGAGACGCTTTAACACAAACTAAATTTGAATGGCAGAACGACTATTTAAACTCTGATACAGGTATTGTGAAAACAGCCGCAGCTGTTGGGGATACGGATCTAGTTTTAGAAAAAGGCGAGGCTCGTAAATTCACTGAAAATGCTCTGGTACAAAACGGCTTAGAAGTGCTACGTGTAGTAAGTGTCGATGAAAACGCGGATAAAATCACTGTGCAACGTGGTTACGATAGTACGAAAGCGGAGGCAATTACAGCTGGTGGTGAATTAAAAGTCATAGCAAGACCGAGACCAGAAGGTGAAGATGCTTTCCGTAAGAATGAGATCAATGACCGTTTGGTGTCACATAACTTCTCACAAATCTTTTCAAGATACGCATCTGTTTCACGTACACAACAACAAGTGAACACGTACGGCGTATCAAACGAATTAGATTATCAAGTAAACCTGCGTTTACAAGAGATGGTTCGTGAAGCTAACACTTCTCTAATCTATGGTCGTAGAAATGTTGGCTCTCCAACACAACCACGTACTACAGGTGGTTTATTTGCATTTGCGGGTATTGAAGGTTCACATAAGCAAGACTTTAAAGGGAACGAAATTGCGGCAAAACCTTTAAATGACGCTGTAGAACAAGTATTTACTCGAGGTGGTTCAGCAAATACGATTCTATGTGGACCGAATATCGCACGACAAATCACAAAACTTGGTGGCGATACAATTCGTACTACGCGTCAAGATACTGCGGCAGGTTACCAAATCTTATCGTTTGTATCGGATTTACCAGGTGGAGCGATTTCTAGTGTTGTAGTTGATTTAAATATGCCTAAAGATCGTGCGTTACTTCTTGATACAGAAAAAGTAAAGGCACGTTACTTAACTCCAATTTATGACCAAGATGCTACACCAAATGGTGCTGATTACTTCTCTCGTGTCATTCGTGGGGAATTTGGATTTGAAGTTAAGAATGCGAAAGAGTCTATCGCTGTTCTTGAAAATATCTCTAAAACAATGGCTTAAAAGGTAGCGTCTATGCTACCTTTTTTGTATTTTGAAAGGAGTTTTATACATGTCTATTTCTGAAAATCAAGCTCAACGGTTAAATAAATCGATGCCGATTGCGAAAGAAACATCGCTTGGCACTATTATTAAAGATCTTGAAGAAAAAGTAGCTCTAATACCCAAAAAGGTTGATAAACAACCAGATAGTACAGCGACTGACGTAGCGGGTGTAGTAAAAGACTTAAATGCACTTATTGCAAAGTTAAAAGCTGCAGGAATCATGACACCTTAACAAAATACAGTGACGGAGGTGACGCCAAATGAAGGTGTCGGAAAGGCTGGAGAGTCGGTTAGCAAAAGTTCCAAAAGTAACTCCGGAAGACATCGGAAATTGGCTAGCTGAAGCCGAAGCTGAGTCAGAGTTAACTGAAAAAGTAAATGCAAATGCTATTTTTTATCTTGCGCTATCATTTGCTTATGAATCGATTGCAGCAGACGCAGCACGTTTTTTTTCGTATACAGATGGTGAGGAGTCGGTTGATAAATCGATGGTCTTTGCTAACTATAAGAAATTATCAGCAGATGCGCTTAAAAAATATAGAAAATATAGACGTGGAAAAGGTACTCACCAAACATTTGCTAAGCGAGCAGATGGGAGATGATTACATGAGCGATTCTCAAAAAGAAATGGATGAAGTACTTGATGCCATTTCCGAAGAATTTAAAGAGGAGCATGAAAAACAAGTTTCTGATACTGTAAAGGCCATTATCCTAATACGTTTGTTTTTAGTTGATTTATTGAATGACTATCAAAAGGATGGAATCGTGAAGCGTAGTAGATTAAATGCGTTATTACGAGACCTTACTTTATACGAAAAAGAATTTCGTAAACAAGCAGAGCGGTCATTCCATACATTGATTGAAAACACGTCGAAATGGACCACATCAAAATTATCAGAAGCAGGTTTGGACGTGAAATCTATAACTGCAGTAAATAAGCAAATTATTCAAGGGGTTATAAAAAGACCTGGTGAAGATGGCTTAGTTCTGTCTGATCGTGTATGGAATTTATCTGGAGATATGAGAGATCGATTAAGTAGTGTCATTCGTCCATCTGTATTAAGGGGCGAGAGCATTACAATGATTTCTCAAAAGATAAAGGAAGTACACGACAATGAGAAATGGAAGGTTGAGCGTGTAGCAGTTTCTGAGAGTACTAACACATACCGAGCAGCTACTATACAGAATGGCTTAGAAAGTGAAATTGTGACAGGTTATCAAATTATTGATAATGGTCACCGTCACAGATATCATTCAAAGCACATGTGTTACAAGCTAGCGAGACGCGATGCGTACGGTTTAGGGGCTGGAAAGTATCCGAAAAATATTCCGGAAAGCCTTATGAATCAATTAATAAGCCCACATCCACAATGTTCGTCACGGCTGAACTACTTAATAAGCGAGGAGGTGTAGCAATTGCTTACTGAAGATGATATTAAAGAGATTCGCGAAAATCGTGAAATGATTGAGCAGGGACGTAGAGAACCGGTGATTTTATACATTAAAGGGGTTTCTGAAAAGGATCCAATTACAGGAGAAGAAATCCAAGGTGACCCCCGAAAAGAAACTGTTCAATTAGTTTGGAAGAAATTCACGTCAGTGGAAAAGACGAAGTTCGCTGATCTCGATGTTAAAAAAGGAGAGGCGCTTGTTACATTTCCTCTTAATGTGGACGTAGAGAACATTGAAAGAATTGAACGTAAAGGTGTTTTCTACGTTATCGAGCTTATCGATGAACGAGGGCTTGGTGGTGTAAACCGCCGTGAGGTCATTGTAAAGAGGGTGATTTGATGAGAATCAGAATTGTTGTTAAAGGAAAATCAAATGTGTTAAAAGCACATAATCCCAATAGATACAAAACACCAATTGAGCAAACGGTAGAAAAACATACACGCTTACAAGCTAATCAAGCCTCTAATCGAGCACCGATATTACACGGTCCTTTATCTGAAAGTATTCCTGCAAGTGTAAAGATGGTAGTCGGTGCGAGAATTATTGGTACGTATGGATCTCCTCTTATTTACGCGGCGGTACAAGAATTTACGCACAAAACCAAAAAAGGTTTTATGCGTAAAACAGCATTTGAAGGTGAGCAACCATTTGTTGAGGATATAAACAAAACTGTTCAACGTGTAACAAAGGGGCATTAATTATGTTGAATGATGTAATGTATTCATTAAAAAAGTCGCTGGACGTTTTTGCACCTACTACATGGATATACGATGGTGTTTCTGTATCAGGAAAAGACAAGCCTTTTATTACTATCGAGGATTTGTCAGGTAAAATTGATAGATTTTCAAAAGAAAATTTCTCGCGAGATCATCTTATCCAAGTAGGTGTTTATGCGGATAAAGTTTTTGACAGGAATGATTTGCAAGATAAATTAATTAACCGATTCGAAAAGGGTTCAATTGACTTGTACGATACAAGTAAAAAGAATCCAGAACGAATCGGTTTTTTTAATGCAAAAGTAAAGGATTTCGAACCACTATCTCAAAAAGATGTTGAGATTTTAACAGCGAAACATTTGAGTTTTATTACTATAACAATCAGAAATTAGAGGGGGACTAAAAATGGCAGAAGTGAAAAAAAGTAATGCGCCTGAGTTTAAAGGTGCCGAAACACTTTACTTGATTGACATTCCGCAGCCTGATGGGAAAACTACAAAAACAGTCCGATTTTTTAACCAAACGTCAGGTTCACGGTCAATTGAGGCTGGAGAAATCGAGTTGAAAACGAAAGATAAGAGTGGATCTGATTACGGTGACGTAACACAATCCGCTAGTATTGAAGGGATTTGTACTGAAGGTGACGAGGGACTTGATTATGTAGAAGAAGCAATTCTTAATAAAGTTTTAGTAAGAATTCATGAAGTTAACCTACGTAGTGCAACCGCTTCTGAGTTTAAAGTTAAATCAGGAACATACATGTTAAATAGTTTGGAACTTTCTCATGAAAATGAGGAGTACTCAAAGTATTCTATCGGCTTAAAATTAAATGGGAAAATTTCTAAAGGGACGCTTAATAAAGTACCTAATGGCGCGCCAACTGGTGACGTAGCTACTCCTGAAGCGTAATAGTAAGTCTATTTACTATTAATTAAGAATGTTTATAGGGGTGGAGATCTTTGGATATATCTAAAATCGAAAAAATTGCAATCGCATCTTCAATTCTTTCGACATTCGGAGAGGGTGCATTGGCTCCTCACGTTGATTTAAATCGTTTATCAGAATTATGTGAGGAATCGACTCGAAATTCAACAGCGAGACAATGTGGTGAAGCGACAGTTAGTGTTTTAAATAAGATTATTGATAGCTTGTCAGAGGAGGGTGGACAATGAAGCTAGATCAACAAGAGCAAGCGGTTATTATAGGCAATACAATTATGATGCTTGGTGGGCATGAAGAGGTAACTAAATATGTCGATCCTAAGAAGTTGGCCAAAGTAAGTGATATTCACAATGAGCTATACGATAATACAACCCCGCGTGAGCGAAGAGAGGCAATGATTAGTTTGCTTAATAAAACAATGGATGAATTTGTGGAAAATAAATAATTGAGATCTGAATAAGCGTTCATATAGACGCTTTTTTATTTTGAACAAAAAATAATTGGAGGTAATTATTATGGCTGAAAAATCATATACACGTTTCGTAATTAATGGTAAAGAACAAGAACTGAAATTCTGTTTACAAGCACTGAGGTTATTAGATGAAAACGGTGGACCGATGCAATTCGTTTCTCAAACTATGCAAGGCGGAATTACTAATTTCACAGATGTGGTCTATTATGCACTGATTCATACAAATGAGGGAATTACGTATGAAGCTGTACAGAAAGAGATTGAAAATATGTTTAATGCAGAAAAACTAGACCTTGATGAAATTCTAAAGTACAACAAAGCAGTTGTGCTAAATAGTTTTTTCTTCCAGAAGACAGTGAAGAAACTTCTAGGGACAATGACAGCGGAACAACAGAAATCGTTCGAGAACCTGTACGCATAAATATTGATGAATTGCAGGGTGAGTGTTTTCGTTTTTTTAATATGACCACCTTGCAATCTTGGCGTATTAGTCTCAAGGAATATCATCTTATGTTGAACGGATATAAGGAACAACTACTTGATAAGTACGAGTTTGCAAGTGTACAAGCTTTGTTTAATCGAAATGCTCAAAGTGACAAAATCAAGTCATTAGCGGATATATATACACGTCCAGAAAGTGTTCGTGATATTGAAAAACAAGCAAATGAACGGAAAGAAGTAGTTGAAAAGATTCAAAGGAACGAATCGTTCTTTGATCAAATAGAATTGATGATTAGAAGTCAAATAAAAGAAGAGGAAGGGTAGGTGAGGTGAATGAGCCAGAACAAGGTAGAAACTCAGGTGATTGCGGACATATCTAATTTAATAAGTAACCTTGGACAAGCTACACAAGCATGGAATACATTTTTTCAACAGATTAGTAGACCACCTCCTATCCCACCGGCTCCACAACCGCCGTCACCTCCACCATTACCACCAGCGCCACCAGCACCACCGCCTCCTGATTATTCAGGGTGGCGTGCTAGATTTCAAGAAGTAGGTAATCAAGCAATTGAAATGGGCCGACGTGTACAGCAAACAGGGCAAACAATGCAAAATGCATTTGGTCCTGCAGCTGCAGCGTCGGCTTTTGCTTTAGGGAGTATGATTCAAAATTCACGAGAATTTGAATCACAAACTCGTAAAGCGGCGGTTTTAACTGCAGGTGACTACGGTCAAGTAAAGAAAGCGATTCTTGATATGGCAAAGGATTCTGTGTATTCAACAGGGCAGGTAGCAGCGGCTTTTGCTGAAATGGGTGCGAAAGGTTTTGATTCGGCTCAGGCAACGTCCGCATTACCTGGTGTGTTGAGTGCAGCGGCTGCGTCAGGCGAAGACCTGGGGATGGTTGCTGATACGATTACGTCAGCTTTAAACTCATTTGGTATGGAGGCAAGTCAAAGTACACATGTTGCTGATGTTCTAGCAACAGCCGCAAACGCAACAGCTGCAGGTGTAGGGGATATGCAATACGCTTTTAAATATGCGGCGGGTCCAGCAGCTCAATTAGGCATATCGATGGAAGAATTAGCGGCTTCTGTTGGTATTATGTCAAATAGCGGTATTAAAGGGGAGACCGCTGGTACAGCATTACGTGCATCTTTACTACGTTTAGTTAAACCGCCAAAAGCAGCGGCGAATGAGTTAAAACGACTTGGCGTATCTATTACGGATCAACAAGGTAATATGAAACCATTGTCTCAAATTATTGGTGAATTAAAAACGGGAATGGAAGGTATGACAAGTGCACAAAAAGGCGCGGCGTTAGCAACGATATTTGGTACAGAAGCTGTATCAGGTATGATGGCACTTGTAGCAGCGGGGCCTGAAAAGATTGATGCTTTAACACAATCCTTAGTGAACTCGGATGGTGCTTCTAAAAAAGCTGCGGACTCCATGCTTGAAGGATGGGCCGGAGCACTGACGAAAATGGAATCCTCTCTTGATGCTGCAGCACGTGCATTTACTGATGCATTAGCTCCTGCATTAATGGCTGTAGCTGGAGTAGTTGAAACCTTGGCAAACGCGTTTATGAAATTACCAGCTCCCGTGCAGACGGTGATTGCTTCCGTAGTAGCTTTTACTACGGCTTTTTTAGTTGTAGCAACGGTAATTGGCATGGTAACAAATGCTGTAGGTACAACCATGATTCTATTTGGTAAATTAGCTAATTATATAAGTAAAAGTTCAGCTGTAGCTTTTATTGCTAGAAATGCCATGATAGCACTGCGTGCAGCTTTTGTGTTTCTAACAGGACCAATCGGAGCAACGATTGCAATTCTAAGCTTGGTAGGTGTAGCGCTAGTTCAACTATACAAACATAATGAGACTTTTCGAAATGCCGTTAATAATGCGTGGGAATCAATAAAAAGTGGGACAGTAGCGGCCGTTGAAGCTATGAAATCTGCCTTTGATTCTTTAGGTTCTTATCTTGGGACAATACCGGAAAAATTTTCAGCAATGGGTACAGCAATCAGCACAGCATTAGAGGCAGGGTTAATTAAAGCGGGTCAAGTGTTTTCTGGTTTTGCAACAGCTGTAGAGATTTCGCTAACTGTAATAAAATCGAAATTTAGTGAATTTGGTCAGGGGATAAGTGGTGCATTTAGTTCAGCAATATCAGGACTTGGTTCAGCATTTGCCGGAATTGGGTCAGCTCTTTCTCCAGTAATTAACTTTATAAAAATGTCTTTCTCTTCAATAGGAAATACGATAGCTACTTTAACACCATTAATTGTACGTTTAGGTTTATCATTTTTAGGTGTTTCAGGCCCCGTAGGATGGGTAATCGCTATTGTAGCTTCTTTAGGTGCTACGATATTTAAGTTGATAAATACAAATGATCAAGTGAAGTCTGCTTTTATGTCGGCTTGGCAGTCTATACAATCAATTTTTAGTTCTGTGATGTCTGCGATTTTGCCGGTTGTTCAGTCGATAGCTCAAGGGATTACACAAGCATTTGCACCACTTGCTCCTGAATTTGCGAAAACCGGACAAGTTATAGCAGAAAGTTTCGCGACACTTGGACCTGCTCTTTCTGAGCTAGGTACGGCCTTTGGTGAGCTAGGTTCTACAATAGCTAGTTTGTTTAGTGAAGTAGTACAAGCTGTAGTACCGATAGCACTCGACTTATTCCGGTTGTTTGGAGAAACAATCCAAGCCGTAGTACCTTTAGCGTCTGATTTATTTCAACTTTTTGGGCAAGTAATACAAGAAGTAATGCCTATGATTACTGAATTAATTCAGATGTTTGCTGATACGACAATAGAAATTATGCCATTGATAACAGAGGCTATACAACAAGTAGCTCAAATTTTTACTGAGCTAGCATCTACAGTTTTACCGATATTCGCTCAAGCTTTTCAAACGGCATTCCCTATTATTTTACAAGTAATCCAGACGGTGTTTAGTATTGCAGGAATGCTGATTCAAGGATTTGGAGAGGTCCTATCTATCATAGCGACATCAGTAATTCCGATTATTCTCCAGGCGGTACAAGCGGTCTTCCCAGTAATAGCTGGGATTATTGCTGCTGCGATTTCCGTTGCGATTCCGATTATTCAATTATTAGGCCAGGTAATCTCTATCATAGCGACTACAGTTATTCCTTTAATTTTGCAAATAGTCCAGGCGGTTTTCCCGGTAATAGTTTCTATAATTCAAGCGGCGATTCCTGTAGCCACTGCGATACTTGAAGGTCTAGCAACAATAATAAAAGGCGTAGTGATCCCGGCGATTCAATTTATTTTGTCGATTGTCCAGGCGGTTTTCCCCGCTATTATGGGCGTAATAACCTCTGCTATTGGGATAATCACCAATATAATAAAGCTTTTCACTTCAGTTTTAAAAGGGGATTGGAGTGGGGCGTGGAACGCGGTGAAAGGCATTACGTCGAGTGTGATGTCATTAATCGGAAATATCATCCAAGGGGCGATAAATTTAATTTCCGCGGTCGTGACTGGTGGGCTAAATTTAGTGAAATCTATTTTTTCTAGTGTTCTATCAGCGATAGGTTCTCTAGTAAGCTCAATTTTCTCGGGGATAGGCTCGGTTATTTCATCTGTTATGAATGCAGCAGGTAGCATCATTTCCTCAATTTGGAATGCGGCTAAGTCAGCGACATCTAACATCCTAAATTCTATCTATAACACAGTGACTCAAATTTTTGGCAATGTAAAGTCATTCCTAAGCGGAATCGATTTAGGAAGCATAGGAAAAAATATGATGCAGGGGCTTTTAAACGGAATAAGCTCTATGGCTGGGGCTATTTGGGACAAAATTACGGACATCGGAAATGGAATTAAAGATAAAATTTCAGGACTTTTATCGATTCACTCACCGAGTCGTTGGTTCAGGGATTTCATTGGTGTCAATATGATGAAAGGGTGGATTAATGGTATTGATGCAATGAAAGGCGCTGTACAAAGAACAACCGAACAAATGACTGAATGGATGAAACCTGAAGCTCTACAAGTAGAGACTGTATACGGAATGCCAAGAGGACTTGGTGCGTACCAGACAGCTAAACCACAAGCAAGCTCAGGAAATGCGGATTCCGGAACTGCTTCAAATTCTACAGCTAGTGAAAGACAACCCGCGTATATTAATATACAGCTTGGTAGACAAGAGTTTAATAGGTTCGTTGATGATATTACTGGAGAGCAAGAAGCTGTAAAAAAACGGAAAGATGTATTTTAAAGGAGGGCGGTAGATTGTTAGTTTTTAATGGGATTAATTTAGAAGAATATTTCGAGCAAAAATACGAAAAAGGATTTTTTATGGTTAACGATATAAGAGGGCGCGGAATTTTAAGTGACGAAATTAATGAGTTAACGGTACCTCACCGCCCAGGTTCATATTTTTTAAGTAAAAGGACTCCCAAGAGAGTATTAGAAGTAGATTTCTCTCTTAAGGGAGTCTCTCTTTTTGAACTAAGGAAACGGATAGATGAATTGAATGGTTTATTAGATACAGAAGAACCTGTAAAAATTACCTTCACAGACGAACCAGATATTATGTATTACGGGATTAAGGAATCTGTAGAGGAGACTTTAGAAAAATCTAATATTCATCAAGCAACTATTACACTAATATGTCCAATGCCGTATAAGTTAGGGAATGAGAAAACGGTTGACTTTGAAAATGACGGTCGAGGGTTAATAGCCAACATTCAAAATAAAGGCAGTGCGGAGTCAGAACCTATCATCGAAATTGAAGTTGAAAACCCTTCTACATTTTTAGATGTTCGGAATAAGAGCGTATATCTTCCAAACAAAGAAGATTATTTTCGGATTGGTTACCCGTTACAAGTAAACCAACTTCCAGTAGAGTGGAAACAACGTGTAATGTGGGATGAAATGTCTACTACAGTAGGATGGACAAGTGTATCACAGTTTGAAAACACTAAAGGTGGAGGTACATTCAAATCTAATGGACATCAATTTTATGTAGAAGATTATGGTGATCAGAATTACAAAGGGAATCATGGAGCGATTGCTAAAAAAAGTATTCCTAGCGGACCATTACAAGATTTTATAATGGATGCTTATGTAAGGTTCAACTGCAGTAGTTATGTACAAATGGGACAAGTAGAAGTGGCCCTACTGGATGAGACTAGTAAACCTGTAGTTCGATTGTCGCTAAACGATGTATATTGGGAGGCTGAAGAAACTTTTGGTGTTGCTAAGATTGCCTATCCAGGGCATCCAGCTGAACAAATGATGATCCATACGCGCGGTATGTATCCTTGGACGTGGAATAATTTTTACGGAAAGTTATGTGTTTACCGTATTGGGAATGAATGGGAGTTTTATATTGCGAAATTTGCGTACGGTACTGAGATTGATGATGCTGGAGCAAAAGCTCGTTGGGTAGACAAAGATGGGATTTTGATGAATAAAATTGCACAGGTACAAATTTCTATCTGTCAATGGTGGAATAATAATCCGGCTGTACTTATGACAGTTGATGATATTAAGATTTGGAAAGTTAACCAAAATACAAGTAATAATCCTCCATATATTGTTGGAAAAGGAGATAAAGTGCAAATCGATACAGCTAAAAGTCTAGTTAGTATTAATGGTTCAAGTGCAATTAATCTGAAGGAATTATTCAGTGATTATCCTAAAATTACTAAGGGCCAGAATAAACTTGAAATTATGCCAGCAAATATCGGAACAGCAAAAGTTAAATATAGGGAGCGATTTCGATGAGAACACCAAGCGGATTACTTCATGTTGTTGATTTCAAAACAGATCAAATTCTATCCGCTATTCAACCAAAGGACTACTGGGAAGATAAGCGTCATTGGGAAATCAAGAATAACATTGATATGCTAGAGTTCAAAATTTTTGACGGTACTCCACATGCAATTACATTACAACAGCAGAACTTGGTTTTAAAGGAAGTACGTGATGGTCGAATTGTTCCGTATGTTATTAATAATGAAGTAGAAAAAGATTCAAAGGATAGATCATTAACTGTACACTCTTCCGGTGCCTGGGTTCAAATCGCCAAAGATGGGATTATTAAACCTCAACGTATAGAGAGCGAAACAGTTAATACGTTTATTGATATCGCTCTTGCCGATTCAAAATGGCAACGTGGAATAACGGATTATTCTTCGTTCCACACGATGACTATCGATGAATTCATCGATCCCCTTACTTTTTTAAAGAAAATTGCAGCTTTGTTTGAATTGGAAATCCAATATCGAGTTGAAGTATCTGGTTCTCAAATTACTGGATGGTACGTCGATATGATAAATAAACGAGGGAGAGAAACAGGGAAGGAAGTAACCCTGGGAAAAGACTTAGTAGGCATTAGACGTATTGAGCATTCCAGGGATATTTGTACCGCCTTAGTCGGATTTGTACGAGGTGAAGGTGATGAAATTATCACGGTTGAGAGCATCAATAACGGACTTGTTTATATTACAGATAGTGATGCCTTTCAACGTTGGAATGCACATGGTAAACATAAATTTGGTTTTTACACTCCAGAAACAGAAGACCAAAATATGACACCAAAACGATTAATGACTTTGATGAAGACGGAATTAAAGAAGCGTGTCAATACTTCAGTTTCGTATGAAGTAGAGGCACAATCAATCGGTCGCATTTTCGGACTAGCACATGAACTAATCAATGAAGGCGATACAATCCGAATCAAAGATACAGGCTTCACACCTAAGTTATACCTTGAAGCAAGGGCAATCGCTGGTGATGAATCATTTACGGATCCTTCACAAGATAAATATATATTTGGTGACTATCGTGAAATTACCGATCCGAATGAAGAAATGCGAAAACTATATAATAAAATGCGTGCTTGGTTAGAGGGGAAGGCTAACAAGGAACTGTTAGAACAACTAGAAAAGTTGGCCGAAGAAGCAAAGAAAGAATCGGGAAAAGCTGTAAAGGAATCGCAAGAGGCTAAAGATATATCAGAGCAACTAAAAAAAAATATTGAAAATAATATGGTTAATATTATAGAAGGTAAAGAACCACCAACTACTGATCTTAAGCCAAACAAAACGCTATGGCGTGATATAAGTGCCGGGAAACCAGGTATTTTAAAAATCTGGACAGGTACAGCTTGGGAGTCAGTTGTTCCGGATACGGCACCATTACAAAAAAATGTAAAGGATGCCCAAGCAGAAATTGATACCTTAAAAGAGACAATTGAAGATATACCTGATAAGACTTGGTTAAATCAGCAACTTGAAGGAAAGGCCAATAAAGAAGGTGTTTATACAAAAGATTGGGTAGACGAAAATCTTATTGGAAAGCAAGTGTACGAAACAAACCGTAAAGGTGATATAAAAGTATTAAATGAAACAAAAACAACTGGTGAACGCACAGCTGAAGAAATTAAAAATAAAGCAGAGAAAACGGAGATAACAACTCTAAACGATAATCTTAAACTAGTAAGTCAAACTGCTAATACTGCTAAACAGACAGCTGAATCTAACACTAACACCATTACAGAATTAAAAACTACTGTAAATAATATTTCTGTAGGTTCAATCAATTTAGCTAGCGGTTCAGAAACAGGGTTAAATAAACAGAACATGACTGGAACCTGGTCAGACAGTAAACAAATGACTTTATCGGATAAGGTCAACTATAGAAATAAAATTTTTACTATCTCATTTTTGTTTACTGGTAAAATAACAAAATTCAATACAAATGCTTGGTTTGGCGTAGAAACAGCAATAACGTATGCAGATGGAGAGCAAGAATGGCAATCTGTACGTGCTGAATCGCAATTAAAGATTAATGTAGATTATAAAGACGAACCACTATCAGTTACATTTAGAACAAAAGATAAAGATGTAACTCAAGTTAAATTCTATTACTCTGGGCGCAATATTGATGGGAATTTAAACTCACACCATGCAAAATTTGAAGAAGGTAACATACGAACTACATGGCAACTATCTAACGATGAAGTTACTTCTAAAGCAGATTTTACCCAAACAACTAATGAAATTCAACAAACAGTAAATACGAACTCAAAAACAATCTCGAAAGTACAACAAGATCAAGGTACAATGCAAACAACTCTAAATGAAGTGAAGCAGACCACAAATTCGAATTCTCTTAATATTAAAACGCTAACAGAAACACAAACAAATCAAGGAAAGCTCATTCAAGAAAACAAGAATGAAATTACACAAACAAAAGACTCATTAAGTTCAAAGATTTCGGAAAAGCAAATGAAAGCTTATGTAGGGGCACTTGGTAGTATAAATCAATTTTTCAATACAGAGTTTAAGAAAAAAACAGTTGATGCTAATGGCAATATAACAAATGAAGTTGCTAGTACCGATAAATGGACAGTAGCAGGAGTTGTATCAGGTGCTACAGTAACACCAGTAACAGACAGACGTCATGACGGTTATAACTCGGTCAGAATTGCAAATGCGGGGGTTACAGCAAATAGCTGGACTGGTATTGCTCAAAGTATTGGAGCCTCACAAAATAGCGGTGACTACGTATTGTCTGCATGGGTCTATGTAGTGGATAAAAACTTATTAGACCAAGGAGCGTGCGTTAAGCTTCAATTCTTTAATGGTTCAACCGCATTAGGTTATGAGCAAACTGAAATAAAAGAGTTATTAGTTAATGGCTCCTGGATACTAGTTAGTGTAACCATTAAAGCTCCTGACGTTCCTGTAACTCGTTTGCAAGGAGATATATGGGTACGCCGTAATGGTACAATGTGGGTATCTCAACCGCAGCTACAGCAAGGAAAAGAACCATCTGTATACATGCCAAACCCAAAAGACATTACCAACT